GAGGTGCCGATCGGATCGGTGATCTTCACACCCACAGGAGGCGGGGAGGGCACCACACCATCAACAAGCGTGAGGGTCAGACTCTGTGAGAGTCCGCCTAGTCCCATGCTCGTGCTGATACCCGTGATGAGTACCCGCGAATCAACGCCCGTTGAGGGTTCCTTCACCAGAATGAGGTCACCGAGACGGCGAGCCGGATCGGGCACCACAGTCACCTGAGTCAGCGTCTTACGCGGCACCGCGGCTTGCTGTGCCAGCCAGCCCAAAAGTTCGCGGGCCTTCGCCTCAGATGCCACGAATGGGCCCACATCCAGCGATGCCGTGTTGCGGGCCGTCTCTTCACTCGCGCCCGTCTCCAACGTGACCGGCGCACCCAAAGTGGCACGCTTGTTCGCACGCAGTTCAAGACCAACCTCACCGCCCCACGCCACATAGAACGTCTGGCTGGTGTTGTTGGTGACCGTGATCCGTACCCGCGTTGCCGAGAGCAGCACCGAGGTCACTGTCAGGGCGTTCAAAGGCGGGATATCCACGCCCGCGTCCTTGGTGAAGCCACCCGTCCAGCGTGAGTACTGGTCCTTGGGCGCACTGTCGTCCCAGTACGAGCGCCACGGCGCAAGATTGGCTACTGCCGCTTCAAGGGTTTGTTCCAGAGAGATCGTGCCGTTCGCAGGAATCTCCAACAGCTCACTGGACTCCCACACGTGCAGCGAGTTGTTCGAGACCTGCTCGATCACTGTTGGCGTGTAGGTGACCGTGGCACGGTCTGCTATGTCCTCGTCGGAGAGTTCCCACGGCAGATCCTCAAGACCAGCCGGGGTGATCGTCTCCTTCGGGCTGCCGATACCACGCATCGACGCGGCATTACGGTAGACCAGAACGCCAGTCTCGGACACCCACGCAGCCCCAAGGGTCAGGTCTGCTACCTGTTGGATGATTTCCCAGCCGGTGCGCCCCTGCAAGATCAGGGCAGGCAGCATGATTCCAGATGCCTCGACATCGTGTGCGATGCCTGCCTTCTGACACACTTCGACTATCGCTTGAGAAGCGTCGACCGGAGCCGATGGAAGCACAGAGGGAGCGGTGGGCATTGGTGCACGCAATGCGTCTAGGTCATCAGCAATCGTGATCGAGCGTGAATCGAACAATGCTGTAGATGCAGACGCAGTACGCGAAACCATCGTCCCGATCCGAGAGAACGGTCCATCTACGTCAGCGCGGGCATCAATGGTGATCTTGGTGCCGGTCGTGATCGCCGGGGCTTTCCACGGCGTGCGGTCTGATGTGAAGGTGATGTCACCACCACCCACAGCCACCCCGCCAGGAGTCCACGGCCCGGTCCCACCCGACAGGTCACGCGATACAGTCCATGATTCGACCTCACCAGAGACTCCGGTGATCTGAAAGCCAGGTTCAGTGACGTGTGCCATTAGCCGACCTCCTTCAAGGTGACAGTGAAATCACTGCGTGAATCCGCAGTAGATGACAGTTGGAGGGTGCGGTCAGGGTCTGCGATATAGACCGGTGGCACCCCATCCCCGGACATGAAACCCTCATGTGTGCCTTCGGTCATGCGCACCTGACCGACCCCGGCAGTGACCGTCAAGGTCAGGTAAGCGGCGTTGGCGGGAACGGTAAACAGGTCGGTGACCCGAAAACCTGACGCGCCCGCGGGGACCGCGACAGATGACAGTTCGAGTCCCGCCGCAGTGAACGCCTTCCGCGTGATCGAGCCGCTGCCATTCGACAAGAACGACAACATGTACTGGGTTGAGGGACGTACTGGGATCTGGCGTGAAACCCCAACCTGTAGGTCACCCGCCGCGAGTATCCGTCGACCGGCTATCACGCCAGACCCGCCCACCTGAAGGGCAGGCGGTGCTAGATTCTCGCGGGCAGCGTCAAAGGTGTACAGCCAGATAGGGCCAACCACACCACCCGCCGCGAGTTCGTGAATCCACGCGACCTCGCGGGCGTCTCGCCACGCATACGACAACGCCCACGACTTGTGCCGTGCACGCGTGACCTGAATATGCCGAGTCCCGTCGAGGGTGACCATCTCGTGCGAGCGCCGCTCGGTTGAGACCCCAACGCCGGGTTGAGGGCACGGCGCCTGCCGCATTTCCGCGACAGGCCCCAACAGTGCGTAATCCATTAGGCACCCCAGTTCTTGTTTTGACGGTTGATCTCCGCCTGCATTTGCGCGACCGGACGGCCACTCATATGCAGGTTCGCCACCAACTGCTCGGCAGGACGGTTCTCAAGCACCTCGTTGACCGCAGCAGCCAGACGCTCATAATCGATATCCACCACCGTGGTCACCGCGACCTGGGTTGCAAGACGCGGGTTGATAGGAATGTCGATTGATCGCGATTGCGTAGGCGTCGCGCCGGACTTGACCAACTGGCGCAGTCCCTCGACAACGCCATGACCGCCAGCCGCTTGGACCTCTTGTGCAGTCCACACGTGCTCGCCATTGGACAGCAGCGCTGGAATATCGTCTGAGGTTCCAGTGCCTGGACCAATGACTGGGCCACCGGTTGCCTTCTTCTTGACGATGGAGGTGAGTTGGCCCTTGGAGTACTTGACCTCGAACGGCTTCGCCAGCGCGTTGATCAGGTCGTTCGTTTGCTTCTTGATCTCCTTGTTGTTTTCCTTCATGTCGGCGCGCAGCCCAAGCACTTCTTCCTTGGCCTCATACACGCCATTGGCGTAGAACGCGCCGGACGAATCGGTGTAGTTCCGAGTCGCCTGGTTGCCGACATAACCGGATGCCGACGAGATGCCCGCGAAAACCCCGGTGAGTTCTTGGACCTCGGACTTGGTGAGTTTTTCAGCGATCAACAAGGCATCGTCTAAGCCGTACCCCGCGATCTCCTGCAAGACCTCCGACGAGGCACCCCAATCAGCCAAGGTCTTAAACCGCGCACCCAGGCGCTTGACCTTCGCCTGATAGGCCTTGGCATCGGAGAGCATTCCAGCGCCCGTAACACCACGCTTTTGGGTGCGGCCTCCGCGGTCCCACTGCTCTTCCTGAATGGAATCAGTCAGCGAGAACCCGCCCGAAAGATTCGACTTGATACCCGCCGAAATCGAGCGCATATCGGCCAGATTGCCCTCAGCCTTATCAAGGGATTTCTGTAGCCGGTCAGCCTCGGCGTAGAGGGCCTTGAAGTTCTTCTCAGCCTTCACCGCAGAAGCGAACATGTCCTTGGACTGCTTGTTTGTCAGGCCCGACATCGTAGATGCTGAGCGCACCTGATCCACCAGACCATACGCACCCGACAACCCAGACGTGCCCTGCGATTGCAGTTCACCGCGGCGCACATCGATAGTCAGAGACTGCTCAAACGACCGCAGTTCATCGAGTTCCTTACGACGAGCCGCAACCTGATCACGGGCTTCCTTGAGTTCCTTTTCCGCTGCCTTCGTCGCCTTTTTCGCGTCATCCAGCCGCCGTTTCGCAGCCTTTTTCGCTGCTTGGTTCTCTTTCTTCCCGTCAATCGAGTTGTACGAGCTTTGAGCCGCGTTCTCAGCACGCCGACGCTGCTTAACCTGAGCCTTCGCAGCCTCAACGTCCTGCTTATCCTGCTTCAGCAGTTGAGCAACCCGGTCATCACGGGCAACAGCACCACCCTTCGCGAACGCAGGGAGCTTGCCTGCACGGGCGAGTGACCGCATCCGTTCGAGTGCGCCGTGACCGCCAGCACCCTTGACTTCTTTCGCGCTCCACACGTGCTCGTTGTTGCTGAGTAGTGCGGGGATCGAATCTGAGGTCTCAGTGCCAGGCCCAAACACCGAACCACCACTTGCACGCATGACCTGAGCTGAAGCGTGCGCGGGGGAGTAAGACGGGTTCGCCTGTACGCGCAGGTTGATCGTCTTCATCTGCTGGCGTGTGATGAAGTCACGGATCTGCGCGTCAGCAGCGTCGGTGAATGCCTCCAAGGTAATTGCGGTTGTAACGTCTTCGGGGATCAGTCCGAGTTTGTCTGCATACTTTTCTGCGGCTTTCTCACTCTTGCCGAACTGCATCGCGGCAGCGATAACGTCATCCCGAGTGCGCTGCATGATTTTCTGCAACTGTTCTTCGGATTTACCGTCCTTCGCGGCCTGCTCGATTTTCTGTTGACCCGCATCCACGATGTCGAGTAGGGCATCACGGTTAGCGCGGCCCTTCTCCGTGGTGATATCGAGTGTGCGGCCATTCTCCTTGACCGATTCACTGATCTTGTCGAGAGCTGCTTCGTACGACATCGCGGCACGTTCTGCCGACACTGCACCGTTGATGTAGTCCATCGTCGCGTCAAACGCGGCTTGCGCTGCTTCTGCGTTCTCGCGCCACGCGTCTGTCAGCGGATCAACGGCTGCTTTTGTGCTGCCCAAAGCGCCAGACGCGGCGCCTAGCGCGCCTGATAGTTCACCAACTGCTGCTTTAGAGTTGGCCAGCTCAATTTGTGCGTCAGTGAGCGAGTTTTTGTGATCCTCGATGAAGTTGCGGACGTTATCCCACATCGTGCGGGCTTCACTTAGTTCCCCGTCATTGTGGATGACTGCCTGCCGGTGCGCCTCGTACTGCTTTTCCAGTTCCTTAAGCGCATCGGCGTTCCCGAGAGCCGCATCGGTGACAGTCTTGATGCCCATCCCCATTGCTTCGGCGTCTTCTCGCGCTGAGTGTCCCCAGCGGGAGTTACCGAAGCCGCGTTCGACCTCAAGTGCCGCGGCTACAGCCTTGCGGCTGTTATCTGTGGCCGCGCCAGTAGCCTCGTCAAGAGAGCCCTTGAGTTCGTCTGTGCGCCGTTTTGCTTCTGCGCTCTTAGATGCCCAGATCGCTAGACCAGCAGTTGCCGCCGTAATCGCAATACCGGCAACACCCATCGCAACGCCAGCAGTCTTGGCGGTCATGCCAAGAGCCTGGAACGCAGCTTTTGTCTCGACAACGTTCTTACGCAGAGTCGAGATCCCCGAGGCCGCGAGCATCGCCACACCGGTCGAACCCACGAGGATGCCGATCCCGCTGTGAACGGATGCGGGCATCTTGCCTAGAACGTCAACAACGGCTGTCGCGCCTTGAACGATTTCCCGTAGTGCGTCGTTCGCACCTGAGCCGGACTGAATGAACACGGTATCGAGCGCGCCGCCGAGCGCTTCGACATCGCCCTTGAGGTTGTCTAGGCGCAAGCGTGCTGTTTCAGCCGCATAGCCTTGATCGTTGGCTGCATCAATCCAGCCCTGAATACCTTGGGCACCCTCGTTATAGAGGACGGTTGCCGCACGCACTGCATCCGAACCGAACATCACGGACATAGCCGCGTTGCGGGCTTCTGGCGACAGGGTGCGCATCGCGTCTCGCAACTGTCCAGAGAACTCAGCCAGACCGATGAACTGCCCGTTCGCGTCGTAGGCGCTGATACCCAGTTCATCGAACTGGTCACGTGCTGCCTTGGACTGAGGGGTGAGGCGCTGAAGCATCGATTTTAGTGACGTTCCAGCATCCGACCCCATCAAACCGGCCTGAGCAAACGCGGTGAGTGCTCCGGTGGTCTCTTCAATCGAGAGGCCGGTCTGGTTTGCCACGAGACCAGCCTGGTTCAGGGCCATGCCGAGGTCAGAGACCTCACCGTTGGCTTTACCGGCACCCGCCGCGAGCAGGTCTGCGACGTGGCTTGCCTTGTCTCCGCTGAGGTTGAACTGGTTGAGCGAGGCAGACATGATCTCTGCCGCTTGGGAGACACCAAGGCCGCCCGCAGCGGCGAGGTCGAGCGAGCCAGCCAAACCTCCACTAAGCACTTCGGATGTAGAAAGACCTGCCTTGGCGAGTTCTTCAATGGCTCCGGCTGCTTCAGATGCAGAGAACACTGTGTCAGCGCCCGCTTCAAGTGCTGCTTTGCTGAGGACTTGCATCTCTGAGGCGGATGAGTGCGTAGCTGCACGCACGTGCGACATCGCCTGCTCGAAGTCTGCTGCCTTCTTGACGGCAATGCCCGCCGCAGTGGTCAGCGCGCCACCGAGAACCCCAACCGATCGGTTGAGCGTTTCAATGTCTGCCGAGTTGGTTTTTACCGCATTATCAAAACCGTCTTTGAAGTCTTTAACTGATTTGTTGGCGGTGCGGAACCCGTTTACCAGACCGGAAACACTCGCTTCCAAAACGACCTTCACGGTACGATTCGCCATAGGAGACCACCTCGTTTAGGAGCCAAGAGAAATGAAAAAGGGCATGAAAAAAGCCGCCATAGTTATGGCGGCAGCGGTGCTTCTCAGCGCGTGTGGTGGAAACAAAGTAGCGACCACAGATGTATCGATTGATGAATTAGTCGTGATTATGAGAGCCGCATTTGGTGCTTCTGTAACCGCCGAGGAAATGACGACTTACGGCGGGGTCGCCTGCCAGTCCATACGGAGTTCTGGTGATGATGGTGCGCAGGTAATCCGTGACCAGATTTACGATGCGACCGGAGATATCGACTACGCGCACGACGCGATCAGCGGCATCGTGAATGTGTACTGCCCCGATCTTGCTAAGTAACCTTCAGCCGTGCGCCCCATAGTCGTGCGGATGGTTGCTGCACGACTGCCCCGTTAGCGGTTTCGCGGTCTTTGGCGACCTCAAGGTTTGTTGCCACGTAGCAGCGTTCAGGGGTGGGTATCTCAATGAGGTGTGAGTTCTTACTGTTACCGCAGATCTCGCGCCGCCAGCCACACAAAGGGCATAGCGAGGCGCGGTACTCCTGCAACGCAATCATCAGATCGCGCTGCTCTTCGTCCCACTCAACTTCCAGTGTGGAAGCCGCCAGGCGGCCCTGAGCGTCATACTCATAGACCGTGCGCGGCTCCCACCCTGTGAAGCGTTTGTGGGATATACCCAACCGCTCGGCGGTTTCTAGTTCTCGCCGGAGGTCTGGGTTTTCTTCGACGCGGCGGAGTTGAAAGGCACTGCAACGTTGGAGTTGTTCAGCGCGAACAGGCGGTTAGCGAACGCTTCCCACTGCCCGTTGGTCAGTTCGTCGGCAAACCCTGCCCAGTCGGTGGCCGGGTTGAACTCGATCACCTCGCCATTGGCTTTGTGGGTGACTGACTCAATCGACTTGATCAGTGCCGCGTCCACGAACGTGGATACGTTGACTCCGTACGCTTCATCAACGGTGTCGTCTTCGCGTGGCGGGTGTGCGGCCTTCAAACCCACCCACAGTTTGCGGGGGAGGGCGCGTAGCGTGAACAGCACGACATGCTCAGCCATCTGCCGTTCGATCTCCACGATCTGGCGTGCCAGCGGGTCGCCGGTGAGACGGTCATCGTTCACGCCGCTACGTTCACGTTTGGCCAAGTCGATGGAGAGTTGTTCGTGTGTGGCGTTGAGTTCCATGTCGGTGCACACCTCGACAGTCACAGTGGCACGCTTCATTGAAAGAGCCATGAAAGATACTTCCTCTACTTGTGGTCGTGTTGGTCTGTGGGGTCTGCCCGCGCGGACCAACACACGCGCGGGCAGGCCGGTTTTGTGGCATGAAAAAAGCCGCCACGACTGGGCGGCTCGTCATACCGGTAGGGGTGGGGCTAGGCCGCGACAACCTGTGCGCGGTTGATGTACCCCTGGATGAACTGCTTAGCCACCGAACGAGCGACGCTGTTTGCTTCAGGGGCGACCTCGTTGTGCATGCCGCCGATGACTTCACGCACGTTCACGCGGTCTGTAGCGGCTGCGGGCGCGTCGAATGCCTTCCCGCGGCGAGTGACCAGGTTGTACTTCGATCCCGGCACAAGGCACTCGACAGCCGCGTTGAAGTCTTCCTCAAACTCGGAGTTGGTGTTGTCGATGAAGGTCACTTCGAGTGACGGGGTGACACGACCGGGCTGCTCGCGCACGAACGTATCGCACAGACGGTCATCGGTGATCGCGGCCTGATCTGCCGAGTCAGCGAAACCTGAACCTGTCAGGTAGCACGACAGGTTCACTGTCGTTGCGGCGTTCAGTTCCTCGACCGTAGGTGCGGCAGGGTTGGCGAGAGTGGGAACAAACCAGACGGTGAAATTACCGTCCAATGGTGTTGACGGGATGTTGCTCATGAGTGAGCCTCCTCAGTTTCCGTGGAAATGGAAGAACCCTCACCGGTTGGTGAGGGTTCGATGTGAGGCTCCGAGCGTGGGAGCCGCTTGAAATGGCGGGGCGGGCGGGGATATCGCGAGCGCGGATAATCCTTGCCCTTACGCCGGACAGGCTCAACAAGCCCGCCGCGAATGTGGGGGTGGCCTTCGGGAAGGTCGTATTCATGCTTGGTGGATTTGTCTCGCACGCGCACGAACCATGTCATGGTGATGCTCCTTTGGAGGCTGTGAAGGTGAACTCGTAGGACGTGGCGATGGGGTGGATGCCACCGGTGTATTTCACGTCTCGGTCTTGGCCCGGGCCGATGGGGTGATCGAGTCGGATCAGACCGAACGCCCACCCCGGTAGGGTCAGGCGCGCAGTATCGAGTGCGCGGGTGACGTGTGACGCCATGAGCCGGATACCCTCGATGTCGGTGTGATAGAGCAGGACGCGTCCCTCAATGGTGATCGCGTGAACACCGCCCGCCAGTGAGCGCTCTAGTGCGTCAGGTTCGGGGAAGTCCAAGAAGATCCACGGCGGTGTGGGCAGATCATCGGCGGGGTAGGGAGTCCCCTTGTCATCGAGGATCTGCCCGTCGTAGATCGGCCACTGGGCGGGTAGGAGCGCCGTGAACGCAGCGGCGAGCGGGTGGATGGTCATATCAGGTCTCCCATCATGTCGCCCACATGCTTATCGATAGCCGGTATCTCGCGTTCCAGTGCGCCCAACAGTTCGCCTTTACCTCCACCGAACGCGCCTTGCGGGGAGAACAGACCAAACTCGATGATGTTGCCCAGCGGCCCACCGGGACGGCCCTTGTTGAAGCCCACCTCAACGCGCAGTGTTCCCACCGTGGCGCGCGAGTCGTAGTCGATAGAGCTACGAGCGCCCTTGAGGGAGGGGGACGCTGCAACTTGTTGGCTGGCGTCTTCCTTGATCTTGTGCGCGGCTGTTTCAAGGATCTGCTGGGTGTTTTTCAACGCCTGTTTGGGTGCCTTGTCCAGGTCCGCGATCAGGCGTGTCAGGTCATCGCTCATACAATCGCCTCCACGATGGTGATGGGCAGGCGTTGGGCTGTCGCGATGGATTTACCGGTGGCAGCTTCGAGAAGGAATTGCTCACCGATGCGTGAAGGATCGTGCGGGGCCGCGATGATGGTCACCCGGTCGCCCTGCTGGAAAGGCCCGGCATCAACTGGTGTGTGGAGCCAGGATCGTGATTCCACGTAATCGCCGCCACCGGCCTGCTTGGATTGCTCGTATTGGCCTTCGTAGGCTTGGATCTTCCCGATGCCGTCATGGATGGTCGTGTAGATCGGTGGACGGGTGGTCGTGACTGGATCGATAGGCCCATACCCGGTGATCCGCTCGATGAGGATGTGATCACTCATGAGCTCTTCAGCGTTGGCGCGCCCGCGTGCCAGCGCCCTACGTGGGAATCGCATCAGTAGCCTCCCGTGACTGCGACGCCACCGGAGAATCGGTTGCGCAGCATCGTGCGGGTGGTTTCAGGAAGGCCTGCCGGGTCTACGATCTCGTTATCGCCGGTGGCGTAGCCAACGCGGGAGTCATCGATCGATTCGTAGGTTAGTCCGCGTGTGGAGTTGAATCCTTCTTTCGCGGCCTCCACTCCTGCAGAAACCATCATGCAGGTCAGACGCACGATGTCTTTGGGTACTTGCTGCCCGAACGTCAGGTTCACATCCACGATGGCTGGCGCATAGCCGGACCATCCTTGTGGACGCCACAACCGTCCATCAACCAGCCGCCACCCGGTGACCGGTACGCCGTCGATCTCCACACTGTGGATAGCGGTGACCGGTTTGACGGGTAGGGGTAGATATTGTTCGCGGTTCGCAGTCACGTGAATGGTTTCGGTGACTGGGCTGATGGGGCATCCTGCCGCGTTACGGATATCTGAGGAGACCGACTCGAGTAGTGATTCCACGAGAGTGGTGTTGGTGGTGGAGATGCCTAGTGCGTCCAGGTCTTCAATGGTTGCCAGGGGTTCCATCTCCACCACCATCCTTATGCGTCGGTTTTGCGTGGGCGTCCACGCTTGGGCTTTTCAGGTTCGCTTGCCTCTGGCTGCTGTTCATCGATGCGTGTGACCACGCCGGACGCGAGAAGCCCGGAGGCTACCGCGTCCGGCAGGTCCATCGGTGTGCCGGATATTCCAACCACGCGTACACTCATGCCGCAGTCCAGTGCACCGCCGAGGTCGGGCGCACGATCTTGGCTCCGTACACGTGCAAACCGCGCAGACGGTCAGCGAACTTGTTTTGAGCGCGCAGGGCCTCGGTCTCCTGGATCTGGGAGACATACGCCAAGGTTGGACGGTGCCAAGCCACGATCTGTGGCTTGTCGGTCTCGGGCAGGTTCTCCGAGGTGTACACGTCGATACCCAGGATGCGGCCAATGGCTGCGTCACGCAGTCCAGACGTGGTGCCAGACTCGTTGACCTTCATCAGCTTCGAGTCGTGCTCTTCGAGCAGAGCCGCGAACTCGGCGTTGATGCACGCCACGCGAGAGCCTTGGGGAACGAGGTTCTTGTTCAGTACCTTGCGCAGGTCACGGAACACGTTCCACGCGCTGGCAGCGTCGGTGGCTGGCGCGCCGGGAGTGACCGCAATGCCTCCTGCGATCAGCAGTGCGGCAAGGAACTGGTCAGCGTCAGTGACCAGACCGTTTGCCGCCGAGCGTCCGTAGGCGTCCAGAGATCCGGCTGCCTGTGCGCGGTCGATGTCATCGACGTAGAAGTCGAAGTTCTTCTCCTGGTCGATCAGAAGATCGATGCCAGTGTCGGTGATGTCATCTGCGGTCGTGGTGCGGTTCGCGGCCTTGTAGTCCTTGACCTCCACATCGACAACGCCCGTGATGTGGACGGTGTTTCCCTTGGTTGCGTCTCCCTCGTACTCGCGGTTAGCGAGTCCGGCGAAAATCGCGGTCTGGCGGAAGTTTTCCAGGATGTTGGCATTCCAGATCTCCGGAATGAAATGGTCGATAGCCATCAGGTGGCCTCCTTATCGGTGGTTTACTTACCCAGCAGGTCTTTGAGTCGCCCAGCCTTGCGGGCTTCCTCAATCTGGGTGTGGGTCATGCGTGCAAGGTCTGCACGCGTGAGTTGTGTGGGGTCTTTGCCTGCATTGCGCACGCCTTGTCCCACGTCGCCCGTAAACCTCCGCTCACCTTGCGCGGCGAGGTAGGGCCGTTCTTCCAGCAGCTTCTTAACTGCTGAATCGATTGCGTCTGTATCAACAGACCCGTCATCACCGACCTCGAACTCGTCAAGGTCAATGAACACCAGCGCGTCCTCAGCGTTGGTTAGAGCACCCTTGGCGGCTGCCCGTAGCTCGGCTGTCAAGATGCGCTTGTTTGCCGCGCTGAGGGCTTCGTCCTTGATGCGTTGCGCTTCAAGTTCGGCCTTGTGTTCGGCTTCGCGGCCATCGGCTGCGGCCTTGAGGGCGGACAGTTCAGCCTCAGCCTTCTTGCGGGCTGCTACTTCGTCCTTCCACTTGGACTTCATAGAGTCCAGTGCCTTCTTACCCGCGTCGCGTAGCTGCTCTTCACCCTCGATAGGCGTCTCGTCGTCGCCGGGTTCGCCTTCGGGGTCTGGCTCTGGGGGAGTCGGCTTTGGGGAGCCGCCACCAGCCGGATCACCACCAGTCGGGGCTTCCACGAATCGCAGGTTCTTGCGCTGGTACAGGGACTTAAACATGGTTTCTCCATTGCGGTAGAAATACGAAAGCCCCACCCGGATAGGTGAGGCTAGAGGATGTATCCGTGACGTTTGAGTAGGTTCAGATACAGGGTTTTGTTTGTGCCAGCGACTTCCATAATGCTTTCGGGCATCATGCGTGGCGCTCGTGATTGGACGTAGCGTGAGCCGGGGAGTTTCACGTCTCCGGCTCGTCGGTCGCGCAGGCGTGAGTAGGCGATACCGCGCCGGGTCATGCCTTCACTGGTGACGTAGAGTTGCTGTCCGAACACTTCACGGCGTGCCATCCGGCGACGCCCGTTCATGTCCGCGACGCTCCACATTCCGCGCCGAGCGTTGACAACCTGGTTGATGTTCGCGCCGTTGCGGATCGCTTCAGCGCCCGCCTTGGTGAACGTGTTGTCTTGCTGAGCCTCGCTGAGGCTGTTGAAATAGTCCTCAGCGTCTACGAGATACTTCTCGTCTGGTTCGCTCTTGTATGGGATGTGCTGGCAGTCGCATTGTGGGTGACGTTTGAAGGGTTCTTCAGTCCAATACAGCCGTCCCGCTAGGATCGCGCAGCGTGAGCAGGTGTTACCGACGAGCGCGCGCATGTATCCGCCACAGTTGCGTGTGCCCATGCCCAGGACAACCGATTGTCGGCCCGTGTCTGCCAGGGCGGTGTGCGCGAGTTGCAGTGCCCACACCAGCCCTGCACGCAAAGAATCCTGCGTGGACATGATGCGTGCACCGGCAAAGACTTCCTCCACGTCGATTCCAGCGCCGGTCACGCCCACCAAAGGGCGGGTTGTGACCGTTCCTGCATCCTCGATGAACTCGCCCAGTAGTTCCTCGGTGTAGTTCATTCCAGCGGTCGCGATGCGCTGCTGGGAGGTTGCGATACGTGCCGCCAGCAGGCCCGCTACAGGAGCGAACGAGGTATCGATGCGAGGGAAGACCTGCTGTAGCGAGCGTTCAAGCCTGCCCTGTTCACGTTGAAGCAGGCTCGCGTATCGGTGCGTTGGTGCCGGTATCGTCTGGGTGTACATTCATGCCGTCCCGTTCGTAATCACCTATCAACTCCCGGTCCCGCATCGCTAGGATGCGTTCACGATCATCGGGGTCTATACCGTCGAGTTCCATCAGGTACTCAAACGGGTAGCCGATCTGAGCCTTTTTCAGTAGCGCGTCAGCGAGTTGGGCTTCAGAACGCATCGCCGGGTTAGCGAACTCGAACATGCCCGCAACAATCAGGTCGGAAAGACCCTTCTTGCCTGTGACCAGAGCCATCAGTTGGAACACGCGGCGTACGGCCTTGCGTGCCCCGCGGATACGACGCTGGACCTTTTTCACCAGGCCTGTCTCCGCTGCTACGAGAGCATCACCAGACAGGTTCGACAAACCGGCCTTGGTGTTCAGGTAGTGCGGAGGTGTTCGTGTCTGAGCGGCGATGTGGCCCACCGCGATTTCGATTACCTCGGTGAACACGTCGAGCCGTGCGGCATCCCATTGCCCGATCTTTGTGTCTTGTCCTACTTGCCCGGTCAGCCACAAGAGGCGACCGTGTTGCAGGTCTTTGAGTTCAATAGGCTGTTCACCAATGGTTTGTCCTTCTGAGTTCAGGATCGGCAACTTCGGTGGTTCTTGGCCCATCACGACACGAGCGGGCAGTGAGGCGTGGTCTGCGGCACCGAACAGGTAGGCCCACAGCAGGTTGATTGCGTCCTGCATGGCCATTGCGCCGCTGATGTCGGAGATCGCCCCGCCTGTCAGGCGTGAATCGTTGGGGAACTCCACAACCGGAATTACACCTATCGGGTTGGGTAGCGGCCACGTGTCATCGCCGGGTGCTGGATTCCAGCTTGAGTGGGTGCCAACACCTGAACGCGCGACGAGCACGCCGTTCTTGGTCTGTTCCTGCCCGCCGACACTGAACGTGTCACGCTGCCACTTCCACACAACATCTGGTGTGAACAGTGTCAAGAACTCGCGTTCGCCATCCACGTAGGATTTGATCGCGTACCGCAACAGGCGGGTCGCTGGATCGTAGTCGGTGAGCACTTCAGAGGCGTGCTCCCACGTCACCAGCGGGTTATCGTCACGATCACCCCACACGATGACGTATGAGGTCGAGTTCGTGGCGGTCGCGTGCATTCCCTGGGCGAATAGTTCCTCGCCGTCTTGGAGTTGCCAGCGCGTCCACAGATCCTTTAGGCCGCGATCCTCGCCAGTCACGCCCACCAGTTCGATACGCTCGGTGGACGCATCCACGACTGGTGCGCACCAGTTATCCGAGAATCCCGCGTACCGGTCTTTGTGGAACTCTGACCATTCACGCGAGGCGAACGCGAGGGGCTGGTCGCCCTCGCAATACTTGTCCGTCTTTTCCACGAACGGGCGACGCTTTATGAGTTTGTCGTACAGGTCTTGTGCCACCATCAGGGCTTGTGATGCTTCCATGCGCCCTCCAAGAGGCTTAGACGTAGTAGACGTAACTGGGACGCTGCACGAACGCGCCATCGCGGCGAGCATCTGCCGCTGCGGCGTGCGCGAGGATATCGGTCATCAGCACGTCGATTTTTTGATGCTCAGAGGCTTTGGCCAGGATGTAGCGGTCACCGGGCTTCGCAATTTTGATCGCGTTGAGCGCGTGTACTTGCGTGATCGGGCATCCGTCATGCCTGGTGTCTGAGCCTTGAATGTCGTTGATGTAGCGGTCCAATTCGAGGTGCATACGCGAAATCGAGTAGGTAGGAAACGCGACGACAACCTTCTCGCCGTACGTCAACGCCCACTGATCGACCTCGGTCACCCATTCGCGGGTATCGCAGTAGAACCGGGCAACCTTGTATTTGCGGAACAGTTCCTCAACGGCTGCTTCGACTTCACCGCGCGGGATGCGCCCGCCCCACTCTTGCGGGTTCCAGATCGTCTTGCGATCATCTGGCCCATACGTGGGCGTGAACCGGTAGCCGTCGGCTGTTTCAGCGCGGATCGCGGTCCAGTCCCCAGAGGTCGACCCGTCGAATCCCAGACAAATACGGGTCTCTTTCGAGCCTGTTTCCGCCTGGTTCGCTTCCCACACTTCAGGCTGAATATATGCGCCAGACCCCTGCACGAGACGGTTACCAAAGAACCGTTCAGCCTGCGCAGGATCACGCTTGAGAATCGATTCGGCCTCGGCATTGATTGATGCGAGATTGACCCACCATGACCCCTCATACACGTATTCGAGGATCTTCATACGATCCTTCTTGACCTTGAAATCAAGATCAGAAGGTGGCTGACGGAAGAAGATAAACACGTCTTCAGCCATTTCCTCGTACATGATCTGTGCGTAGGAGTTCTCGGCAGGATCGAATGCGTTCGTTGTTGCTATCGAACGGCCCTGCATGCCTGCAAGGCCGCGGTTTTGGTGGTCTGCGACCTCAATCAACGAGTCAGAAGACCACGTGCCAATCTCATCTTGGATCGCAAACGAGATCGGGTTACCCAGACGAGTTTTAGCCGATGAGGTGACCACGTCAATGCGATCAAACTCTTCATCGTCCGATGCGCCAAGGACACGGATGAATCCCTCGCGCACCTTCATCAAATGCTTCAAAGGTCCAAGCTTGATCATGATTTGCAGCGGCCCAAAGATGTTTCGGACCTGGTCTTCTGCAACAGCCGTGATCTGACCTAATGGGGCAGGGTGGCGCATGCCTTTGGGTTCACCTGGCAGATACGCATAGGTCCAACCGCACGGGCAGCCATTCTCAGCGCACGAATACTCATCACCCTCAACAGCCCATCCAGCGAACAAAGACGGACCAGCGCCTTCAACCGCAGCCATAGCCGCAGACCACGGGCCTTTACCCGTCTTTTGGGGTGCAATGATCATCGAACGTCGATATGTGAACGCCTGGTTCAGCAACACGGGGCTATCAGGTGTCGCATCATCTGGATGGACAAACACCGCGTTTTCACGAACCCGGTAGTGGTTCGCCATGCACCAAAACTGCCAGTCAGCCAACCGGAAAGGCTTACCACGCTGGAAAGGTCCAGGATTAACGCAGTGCGCAGTAATCCAGGCATCAATCAAGTCACCCAAGGTCGGGAAATCAACAACAAACTCACTCATTGACCGCCCTCAACCTTCGCTTAACTTCACCGCCCTCACCAGGTGCAGACTTCACAACAGGGCCAACCTCAACCGGGGCAATCGCCCACCCGTTCTCCTTCAAACCAGCCGGAGTCAACCCGATCTGGTCACGAAAACGATGCAACTGACTCACCAGCGCCGCATTAGCGCCAGGATTAGCCTCAACAGTGGCTTTCAACCGGCAATACTCCGCCACAACAGGCCACCGCCACGGCTCCAACGACCACGCAGCAGCCTGCGGAAACGACCACGCCTCACGCCAGATACTCTGCTCACGCGCACCAACCGACTCATCCTCAGGAAAAGGCAGCGGGAACTCAGGAACCTGTCCGGTGTAACCCTCGTTCGGCAAAGCAGTCAGCGAATAACCGCGAGCATCAGAACGACCCGATGACGGATCAGGCTGCGGTCCAGATCGATTACGTGCACCTCCACGAGCCATCACGATCACCTCCAAGAAACTGCATTGCGCAGCAAAAAAGGGCAGGCATTGCGCCTACCCTTCAGAAACGTTTGAACCCTCCGCACACTTTTTTCACCTCCCCCGCGGGGTTGGTGGCCGGGGCGGCTGGGGGTCTACCCCCGTGTGTTCGTGCAGGTCAGGGGCGTGTGTGCGGGTTGTGTGTGTGAGTGTTTGTGCTGGTCATGGTGTTGCCGGGTTTCTGTCTCGCACCTTGAGTGGTGCGCTGTTGACTGTGTGATGGTCTGGTTAGGGCCGGTTGTTCCATCCGCCTGGGCTTGTTTCGGCGGTGTGTTTGTCGTGGCAGGGCTTGCACAATCCGCGTCCGTACTGTGGATCGTTGGGGTTCAAACCGAGTTCGATCAGGTCGCGGCGTTCTGTCGGATAGTGGTCTGCGACTGTTGAGCGTGCGTGCATGCAGAGCACGCAGATTGGATCGCGCGCGAGAACGTGAGCGCGGAAACCTTGCTTGTGCGCTTTGGTCGCGTATGGATTTCCTTGTGGCCTGCGTGCCTTGTCGGCAGCGCGGCGGCAGTCATCGCAGCGTGTCTTTCCTTGCGGGATGATCGCTGGGCAACTGGTGCATAGGCGGCCTGCCATAGGGGTCACCTCCGCTGGTGCGTGGTCTCGCTGGACTGGTCCGGTCCGCAAGGAAGGCTATTGCACGTGTAGATATGCTTCCCACCTGCGTTAACGTGCGCCGGTCTCGGTGCCGCACATATACAGGGTATGACCGTAAAAAGAATCTACTGCGTAATC